TGAAAAATTCTCAAAATCAATTTGTTCATAACTAAAAATTAAATAAAATGGCATTATCATTTTCAGGCATAAGTGCATATACTAAACAAGACATTGCACCTTTATTGACCGAAGCGGTTTTCTCCGCAAAAACACAAACTTTGTTAAAGCAAGGTGGTATCTTATTACCTAAAACAAAGTCTAGCGTTGCAGTACCTAAATTGGCTACTAACGCAAACTTCCAAGCTGATGCTTGTGGTTGGAATGCAAGTGGTACAACTACTTTAAGCCAAGCTACTGTGACTGTTGGTAAGATCAAAATCGAAGAGGCAATCTGTCCTAAAGATTTTGAAGCTTATTTCACTCAAGAAGCTTTAAGAGCTGGTTCTACTTACGAAGATTTCGGATGGGCTGAGTTTCAAACTAAGTTCGCAGAGCAAAAAAATAAAATGATCGCTAAGCAATTAGAGATTGGTTTATGGCAAGGTGATACTGGCTCTTCTAGCGAAAACTTAAAGCGTTTCGATGGCTTAATTAAGTTGATCGATGCTGGATCTCCAGTTGACGCAAACGTATCAGGTTATGTATCTGGCGCTCCTATCTCTACTTTGACTCAAAATAACATTGTATCTGCTTTACAAGGCGTTTACAAAGCTATCCCAGTTGAGATTGTTGATGCTGATGATTTACATATCTTCGTTGGACATGATGCTTACAGATTAGCAGTTTTAGCTTACCAAGCATTAAATCTTTACAACTACCAAATCGATGCTGATTCAAATGGTATGTTCGTAATTCCGGGAACTAACGCTAAATTAGTAGCAGTAAACGGATTGAACGGAACTGGTGATATCTACGCAACTACTTTGTCTAATATCGCTATGGCGTTTGACTTAGAAGCAGAAGAAGATAACTACACTATCTGGTATTCTAAAGATAACAACGAAGTTCGTTATAGAGTAGCTTTCAAATTAGGAGTTAACGTAGCTTACACACAATTCTGTGTTAAGTTTAAGTCTACTATCTAATTCTAATATTTAACCAAAGAAAGGCGGTGCAATAAACGCCGCCTTTTTTTTAAACTTTTTTTTATGCCATGTGCAATAACTAGCGGATATACAATCGATTGCCGCGAAAATATAGGAGGGGTAAAAGCCGTATATATTGCTGAGTTTGGCAATATTTCTGGCGTTACCGAAGTGAGCGGTTTAGTTACCGGAATCACTAAAGCAACTGGTAAGCGTTTCTATAAGTTTGAAGTGCCTCGTGCAACTGCAAATACTAGCTCAAACGCTACTGGATCGGAAGAGAATGGATCATTATTTTATACACATCAAGTAGTACTTCCTTTAAACAAAAGAGATAGCACAACTGCAAACGTAGTGCGTACTTTGGCTAAGGCTAAATTAATGGTAGTAACTTTAGACATGGATGGTAACTACCGCATGTTTGGTAAGGCTAACGGCCTTTACTTAGCTTCTACCGAGAATGGTAGTGGTACTGCGGCTGGTGATCGTAATGGATATAACATCACTTTAACTGGTATTGAGCCAGATGATTTCTTACAAGTTAGCGCTTCAGTAGGTGCAGCGCTTGAGACTGCTGGGTAGTTCTATCCATAGTAGTATTTAATTATGCCCTACCTACGATGCGTGGGTAGGGCTTTTAAATTTATAAACAAATGTTGCATATATACAAAGGACAAAATAATAATTTAATCTTTACCGGCCTTGAGTTGGCAACATTAACAAATCCATATTATTTGTTTATTTTTACAAGTGCTAACGAAAATATTGTTAAATTTGTAGGGGCTAACATAAGCACCGATAATAGGTATCAAGATGTACTTGTTTTACAAACTACATTTAATACACAAGAAAGCGGAACTTGGCGTTATAGAATAAGAGAGCAAGCAAGTTCTACAAACACAGATGAGGCGTTGAGTGGAAATATAGTTGAGGAAGGTTATATGTATTTGCACGATGCAACTACATTTGAGCCGGTAACTTATAACGATCAAGATAACGAATTTAAAACTTATAATGGTGAATAGACAATATCAATTAGTAAAGGTAGAGTTTGACCAAGCACAACAACCAAAGTTTGAGGAAAAGAAAGGCCGCAACTATGTTGAGTTTGGTGATAGAAACAACTACTCAAATTATTTAATAAGCCTTTACGGAGAATCTCCAAAGCATGGCGCTATTATTAAAGGAAAAGTAAACTACATTTTTGGTAAAGGCTTTGATAATGTAGAAAAGAAAGCTAATAGCAAAGGTGAAACTTACAACCAAATCTTGAAGCGTGCCATATTAGATGATGAGCTTCATGGTGGATTTTACTTGCAAGTGTTATGGAATGCTTTAGGAAAAATTGCTGAGGTGTACCACATAGAGTTTCAAAAAGTAAGAGCAAGTAAAGACTTGCGCAGATTTTATATCAAAGACGATTGGTCATTAAGTGACTTCAAAGAAAAAGCGCGCGAATACCCATCGTTTAACATGAACGATAGAACTGGCGTACAAATTTTATTTGTAAAGCAGTACAACCCAAAGTCGGATGTTTATCCACTTCCAAGCTACTTTCAAGGTCTTAACTATATTGAGAGTGATATTCAAGTAAGCCGCCACATTTTAGGTAATGCGAAACATAACTTCGTAGCTACTAAATTGATCAACTTTAACAATGGACTTCCACAAGACGAAGAACAAGAAGAGGTAGAAAGAGACTTAAAGAATAAATTTGCAAATCATGATGGAGACCGCGTAGTAATTGCGTTTAACCCATCAAAAGAGAATAGTGTCGATATAGTTAACCTAGGTGAAACTAGTTTAACAAAAGAAGATTTCACAAATGTGAATAATTTGATCCAGCAAGAGATCTTTAGTTGCCATCAGGTTACGAGTCCTATGTTGTTTGGTATTAAAACTGAAGGACAATTAGGAGGCCGTAGTGAGATCCGTGATGCTTATCAAATATTCCAAAACACTTATGTAAATGAGCGCCAACAAGAACATGAGCAAACATTTACGAAGATTATGAATTTAGCTGGTATTGAAGGCGAATTTAAAATTGTTCCTGTTGAGCCATTAAGCTTTGAATTTAGTGAAGCTGTAATGTCTGCTAATATGACTAAAGATGAAATTCGTGAAAAATTAGGACTTCAGCCAACTAATATAGACGCGTCTGGGAACACGATATCGGCGCAGCCGGTTCAAGCTAATGAAACACTTACAAATTTAAGTGGTCGTCAACATCAGAACGTAATGCGTATTGTGCGTCAATTTGGATCAGGTAAGATTAACAAAGCGCAAGCGGCGTTAATGCTTAAGAATGGTTTTGGATTTACGGATGCAGATGTTGACACGTTTTTAGGTGTGGATGATGATCCGTTAACCGAAGAGAACTTTGCATCACTTCAAGATGACTTGTTAGTAGGTGAGTTTGCTAAGTGTGGCGATAATATAGAAGATTTTGAAGTAGTAGAAACTCATGACGCTAAGAATTACGAAGCTTTTGCCGATGAAGAGATTAACGTTCTTAAAGCAAACGTACTTGATTTGATTAGTAAAGATAAGCGCGTAACTCCTGAAGTTATGGCTAAGGTTTTAAATAAAAGCGTTCAGCAAATAGACGAAACTTTAGAGGCGCTAAAGCTTGAGGGGTACTTAGTCCAGACTGGAATGGAAATAAGTATTTTAGCCCCAAATTATACTCCAGTGATAAGAAAGTTAACCGAGCCACTTAAAAAGATTCCCGGCGGTGATAAAGCCACTAAGACCGAGGTGCTTTTAAGATATACTTACTCAGGGCCGGAGGATAGTAAAAATAGACCATTCTGCGCTAAGATGTTGCAGCTAGCAAAGACTAAACTTTGGAGCCGTAGCGACATAGAAAACATAAGCGAGCGTCTTGGTTATTCGGTTTGGGATAGAAGAGGCGGTTGGTTTACGGAGCCTAACGGCAACCATAGACCTTATTGCAGACATAAATGGCAAGTTAAAATTGTAACCAGAAAAAAATAACAAATGAGCTTAAACATACTTTTTATCAATGAGACTTTAATAAAGAGTCGAACTGCAATAAGTGACGCAATAGATGGTAAGCAAATAAAGCCAACCATAAAACTAGCGCAAGATAAATACATCATGCCAGCATTAGGCACTGGACTTTATAATAGACTTCAAGCCGGCATCGAAGCAGATGATTTAACTAACAACGAAAAGATGCTCTTGGATGATTACATAACCGACGCCTTGTTATGGTTTACAATTGGCGAAATGGTGATAGCAACCAGCTACCAATTTTTTAGCAAAGGTGTACTTCAAAAGTCTTCAGAAGAGAGCAACAACCCATCTAAAGGCCAGCTTGAATTATTAGAACGCAAGTACATGTCAAATGGTGAGTTTTATAAGCAACGCTTGATTGACTTTTTAAGAGAAAATTCTACCATGTTTGAAGAGTATTTGCAGTACGGAAGCGGATTTGATGTTATTGCCCCTCAAGTGCAAGCATATACTTCGCCAATATTCTTAGGCAAACGTGCAACAAGAAGACGTGTAAGCAATTTAGATTTACCATATCCATATTCATATGAAGATAGTACGCAGTTATAAACGCGAATTTGTAGAAAAAGTAAAGCAAAAATTTAATGACTTACAACCAAGTAATAAAAACAATCAGGGAAACACTAGAGAGCCACGCAATGATCAGGAGCGTAAAGAACGCAGCTCCAAGGGAGTGGCTATTCGCTGAGGATCAGCCGGTGTACCCGATTGCTTGCTTTGCTATTAATAGTGGAAGCTTGAACATAGGCCGCGAGCAAGTGTATAACTTGACTCTTTGGTTTTTGGATAAGGCTGGAATGGAGGCCGAGTTCGAGCAAGACGTGGCATCGGATCAATTACAGATTGCAGCCGATATTATCAGCAAGCTAAGAAACGATGGCAACCCTTGGGAGATTGACGAAAACATAAGCTACAATTTAATCCTTGATAAGTTTGAGGATTATTTAAGTGGCGTTGAATTAACTTTTAACATGTTAACCATATCGGACTTTGACGCGTGCGATATGCCTTTAAACTAATAAAAAATGAGTACATATATACAACGATTTGCAAACCTTAACGGCGTGTACGATACGCAAAGCACATGGCTACAAGCTATTTGCGAGGCGAACGGCATAATGAATCCGGTTAATGGATCATGGATTGAGGCTTTAGCAAGATTTGAAGGCGCTACCGATCCGGTTAACGGAACGTGGCAAGAGGCTTTAGTAAAAGCGCTAGGCTTAGAATTAAATGGTACTTGGATGCAAACACTTGCCGAAAATGGTGTATTAGTATTGACGGAAGTTAATGCTTATGTATCAAGAGTACAAGCGGCGGGAGGTATAGTTGAAGGTTACACATGTTTAACTAATAAAATAAGATTTTTACAATTTCATTAAAAAATATAAACTATGGCATCATTTTACGATAGCGCATCAATTATAACTATCCCTAGCGGATATAAAGCCGGTACCTTATATAGTGCCAAGCCTACCGATGGTAGTGGCGATTTAGCTTTTACAAGAACTGGCGACACGGCAACTAGAGTAAATAGCGCGGGTATTATTGAGAGGTGTATTACTAACCTTGCGTTGCAATCTAATGGTTTTGATACAGCAAGTTGGACTAAAACAAATACAACAATAGGCACTGGTATTGCGGATCCAAACGGCGGTACAACTGCTTTTTCTTTAGCCGGAAGTTCTAGTACTTCAAATACTAAATTAATTACACAATCGCCATTTTCTGCTTCTAGTGATATTAAAACTATAAGTATTTACGCCAAAGCAAATACTCATTCTTTTATTCAAGTAAGGTCTAGTGCTAGTGGTTATTATGTAAACTTTGATTTAACAAATGGTACTTTTTCAAATGGTAGTTTAGGAGTTGGAACTATAACAAGTATTGGAGGTGGTTGGTATCGTTGTCAAATGACATTTGCTACTGCGGCTACGAGTGTTGTAGCAACTATTCAACTTGTTGATTCTTTGGCGTCTGGCATTAACGAAGCATCAACCACAACAAACTCAGTTTACATTTGGCGCGCGCAAGCACAAACCGGCGACTTCGCTACAAACTACATACCTACAACAACCGCGGCGGTTACCGAAGGGCCGGTTACAAACCTACCACGTTTAGACTATTTTGGTAGTACATGCCCTCAATTATTAATGGAGCCAACGAGGACTAATTTGGCGACTTATAGTCAAATGTTTAATGATAGTAACTGGTCAAAAGATGGTGTTTCAGTTAGTGGAAATGTTGCAGTAAGTCCGGACGGATATACAAATGCAGATTTAATGATAGAAGATACTTCATTAACCGGACATAGAAATTCCAGATTAGTTTCTTGGGTTTCTGGTACAACTTATGCGGTTAGTTGTTTTGTAAAACAAGGAAGCGGAACTAGACGCTTTGGAATTTTATTATCTACAACTATTTTTGGTACTAATTTAATGGCAAATTTTAATTTGCAAACCGGAGTAATTACAACAACGAATAGTAGTATTGTAGGTAAAATAGAAAATTATGGCAATGGCTGGTATCGTTGTATTGCTATTGCTACTTCAACCTCCTCTGGTAGCGCATCAATATCTTTATATTTAAGACAAACAGATGCGGCAATAACTTCAACTTACACCGGCGACGGAACGTCTAGCTTATATATGTGGGGCGCACAAGTAGAAGCCGGCGCGTACGCATCAAGTTATATCCCAACAACCGCGGCGACAACAACTAGGAATGTAGATCAAGCTACAAAGACTGGAATCACAAGTTTATTAGGTCAAGATCAAGGAACTTTATATCATGACTTTGAAAGAATTGGTTTAAATGTATCTTCTGCTGATTCTCCATATTTTGGAATTACTGGAGGAAGTGCTACAAGATTAGTTGTTTATTATAATAGTAACCAAGTAGTAATTAATTTTAGAGTAAATTCTGTTATTGTATATTCAAAAGCTATTACAACAACTGAAACGAGGATAAAAATAGCTATTGCTTATAAATTAAATGATTTAGCGGTTTATATGAATGGTCAATTAATTGAAACAAACGCTTTAAGTGCTGATTTTACAACTTATAATATTAATCGTTTTGATTATAATGCTGGAAGTGTTTCATTAAACCCGTTTCAAGGTAGGTCAAATCAAGCCTTAGTTTTCAAAACACGTTTAAACAACGCCGAATTAGCAACCCTTACAACTTTATAATATATGCAATTTAGAAAATATGAAATGACGCCTACTACGTGGGCGTCTTTAAAAGAAACAATGCCGGAAGAAACAATAGCTATTGAACTTGGTTTTTTAGACGAAGCTAACCCAACGGCTTATAGTATAGATATTATTTGGCCGGATAAAGAGCCAAGTAATTTTAGCAAATACAAGGTTTGGCCGGAGCCGATGGGGTATCATTCCTTTGGCTACGACATTGACCTTGACTACATTAACGCTTACAATAGTCAAAAATAATGAGCCACGATTCTAGTAGTGCATTAATAAATACCGGCGTAAGCATGACCGCCGCTACCTTAACCATTACACAAGTGCAACCATTAATAACTATGATTGCTGGGCTTGTGGCGATTGTTTCCGGTATTATGGCGATACGTTATTACTACAACGCTACTAAAAAAGTAAAAGAATGATGAAATTTCTAAATAGTATTTATGGATCATGGCTAAAGGTTGCAATCACTGCGATACTTACTATGATAGTTGCTAAAGGAAATATCTATGAGGTAACTTTAGCTGAGTGCATAAGCGCGGCGGTGATCTCAATACTTCCTATCATTATAAATTATCTTAATCCTCACGATCCTCGTTATGGGAAATAAGACAAAGCTGCTAATAGTCTATTTATTACTATTAGCAATTTTAATACTTACTGCGTGCAACCCTATCCGTAAGGCCGAGCGCCGCGTACTTAACGATGTAGCCTCAAGCGAGCGTGTATTTCGTGAACTTGAAAAGACAAGACCATGTGCAAATGATACCAGCTTTGTTGTACTAAAGGACACTATTACAAGCACAGACACTATTACGGACTATAAATACGACACGATTAACAACGTAGTCACTAAGACTTTACAAGGAAAAACTATCTATAAAACTAAGAGAGTAGTTGAAATAAAGACCGGCTACATAGTAGACACAAGAAGATTAGGCTTAGCGCTTGATTCGGTGCGTTATTTCAAGGTTTTATCTCAAACCAATAAAGATACTAGCGACAAGTGGAAGAGCCGATTTTGGTGGCTTATAATCGCATTTGGAGGCATATTCATTTTAAAGCGTTTTATATGGTCATATCTCAGCATGTTACGTTAGGAGAACTAATTAGATCCGAAAGTGCTAAAAGGCACGGCATATCAAACATGCCAACGCCTGAACATATCGAGAATCTAAAGGCTATTTGTGAGAATATCTTTGAGCCAATTAGAGCTGAATTTAGAGTCCCTATTTATATATCAAGCGCTTACAGATCCAAGGCTCTTAATAAGCTAATAAAAGGAAGCGCAACAAGTCAGCATTGTAAAGGCGAAGCCCTTGATCTTGACATGGATGGACACTCACACGAAGTTACAAATAAAGACATCTTCGACTTTATCGTAGCAAAGCTTCCGTTTGATCAAGTCATTAACGAGTTCAATTATTCATGGGTGCATGTAAGCTATAAAAGAAACGGCCCACAAAGACGTCAAGTCCTTAGGGCCGTTAAAAATACTAGTGGGGGAACTAGTTATTTATAGCATATAAAATAGTCGAATGATCTCTCTTTAAAAACCTAGCTATCGCTGTGCAATTATATCCATTGAAATATGCATCTTTTATAAATTGATACCTTACGTCAACAATTTCTTGTTTTCTTGATCTGTCAATTAATTGATTATAATTCAATGAATTTTCTAAAATATATGTTTCTGCCCAAATATCAATAGGAGTTTTTGGTTTAGGTTTTCGGTGAATAATTTTTTCAACTTGTACAATTTTTTCTACTATTACTGGTTGAAGTCTTGGTTCAAGTATTGCCTCAATACGTTTTAATGCATGATCATTGCATCCAGT